TGATGACGGCGGCGGACAAGGCGAAGCTGGACGATGTGCAGCTGAACAAGATTGTATCCGCAACGGGTGTCTCGGTGGCGGCGAGCCTCTGGGCGAGCAACAGCACGTACGCCGGCTACGGCTACCGGGCGGCAGTGCCGATCACGGGGATGACGGCGGAGCATGTCCCGATTGTAGCGTTCAACCCGGCGAACATCACGGCATACACGCTGGCACCAATCGCGGTGAGCTACGCAGGCGGCATCTACATCTACTGCGCGACCAAGCCCAGCGGGGCGATTACGATCCCGTCGGTGCTCGGCATCAAGGCGGGGTAAAGGCATGGAAGGGAAGACAAACGCCGGGTTCATCATGGGCGTCATTAACGTCAGCTGCCCCGCCGGGAGCACGGTGACGGTGACGAAGGGCACGATGTCCTTCAGCCGGAGCAACGTCAGTTCCGCAAGCTTCAACCTCCCGAGCGCAGGGACATGGACGGTGACCGGGACGAAGGGGAGCCTCAGCCAGACGAAGAGCGTCACGCTGGTGCCGGGACAGACGGCGAGCGTGAGCCTGTCGTACCGGATGTACCTGTTCAACTCCTCCGCTTCGGACTATTACTGCACGGCAAACTCCGGCGGGTGGGTCGGACATCACGAGCCATGGGCGAGCACGAGCATCAGCAACAAGTGCCTGCACGCGACAGGAACGGAGGGCAACCAGTACCTGTGCACTCTCTGGGAGGACAAGGCGGCAGTCAACTTCACGGACTTCAGCACGATCACGGTGACGGTCAGCGAGTACACGGTCGGAGCGTTCAGGCGTTTTGAACTGTATCTGAGCAACACCAAGGAGTGGGACGCGCCGAACGGCCAGAAGTGGAGCGCTGCCCCGCCGGGAAGCTACACCAACGTGTGGGACATCAGCGCGAAGGGAACATACACAAAGAGCGTTTCGGGCGTCAGCGGGTTGAGATATGTGAAGCTGTACAAGAACGGTGTCATCTTCAGCGTCAGCCAGATCTACCTTGACACCTGAGCGGAGGGACAGCCATGGCAACAATCAGCGCGGCAACAAATGAAAAGATATACGGCATCAGGAGCTGGGGCGGGCTGAATGAGCACCCGGACGGGGACACCCGCCTGAAGATGGGCGAGGCCTCGAAGATGGTGAACTTCAGGATCACGAGAGACGGCAACCTCAAGCGCAGGCCTGGCACGGAGTTTGTGGCAGGCCTGAACGAGAGCTACATCGCAGTGGTCAGCCACAACATGACAAAGCTCAGCACGTTCAAGGCAGGCGACACGGTCACGGTCTTCCGGGAGCTGAGCACGGACTTCAACCCGGGAACCATCACGCTGGGCGGAAACCTGTGGAGCTTCAACCGTGGCACGTTTCAGGGCCTGAAGGGCACGCTCACAGGCGGGACGTTCACACTGGCGGAGGACGCGGACGCGGAGATCGTCGGCGGACGCCTCAGGAAAACAGGCACGGACCTCGGGCAGACGGTCACAATGGCGGAGCTTGCTGGGCTTCTGGAGGAACTGGAAGACGGCGAGTATCTGTATCTGGAATACGACGAAGTCGTCTATGCCCTGACACCGGACTGCCTGATACAGGACGGCGGAGCGTACACCATGAACGGATACCGCGTGACAGCGGAGGACAGCGAGGGCGGCACGCACCCGGTGGCGGGGATGTGGACGGGGCTTGTCGGGGGAAGGGAAGTCTTCCTCGCGGCAGGCAACGGCTGCATCTGGAGCCTGTACGACGCGGAGACCGACCGGTTCCAGCGGGAGTTCGTCGGGGAGATCGAAACGGACAAGGGTGTGACGTTCTTCCCGTTCGACAACAAGGTCTATATCCTCGACGGGCATGACTATTACGTCTGGGACGGGGAGACCTTCGGAGAAGTGGAGGGCTACCGCCCGCTGGTGGTTATCACGCTCAGCCCGGTGATTGACAACGACGGGAACTCAGAGAGCGGAGAGACCACGGGCGAATACATCAACAGGCTCAACGGTGAGCGCAGAGTGTGGCTCAGCCCGGACGGGGAGCGGAAGACCTTCCAGATGCCGGAGAAGAACCTGAGGAGCTTTGACTATATCCGGGACCTCGCGACCGGGGAGCTGATCACCCCGGAATATACCGTAGACCTCACGGCAGGACAGATCACGTTCACGGTGGTACCGGACAAGGGCGTGAACAGTCTGGAAGTCGGGTACTCGGTGAGCACCACGTTCCGGGATCAGGTGACGGGGAACCGCTTCGCGGAAATCTTCGCAGGGAACACGGACGCGGGGGTGTTCATCTACGGCGACGGGACGAACCGGGCGCTGTATACCGGGATGGACTATGACGGGCTGCCGAGGGCGGACTATTTCCCGGATCAGTATGAGGTCCATGTCGGGGAGAGCAACACGCCGATCACGGCGATGGTGCGGCACTACGGAGTGCTGATGTGCTACAAGACAGATTCCGCATGGGCGCTGGGCTACGGCAGCATGGAGCTTGCAAGCGGAGATGCGACGGTCTCGATCACCTGCACGCCGGTGAACCGCGACAAGGGAAACCTCGCGCCCGGACAGGTGTGCCTCGTTGACAACAGCCCGGTGACCTGCAGCGGCACGGAACTGTACCGCTGGACAAATTCGAGCTACTACACCTCAAGCCTCACAAGGGACGAGCGGCAGGCAAACCGGATCAGCGACCGGGTGCAGAAGAGCGTGAAGGACGTGGACCTTCCAAACGCGTGCATGTGGGACGACAACGACAATCAGGAGTTCTACATCGCAGGGCACGGTCTGGCGTTGGTCTGGAACTACGCACTGGACGTCTGGTACCGCTACGAAAACTTCGACGCGGTGAAGATGTGCTCATTCCACGGTGAGGTCTACACCGGGACGAGCGACGGGAAAATCCGGAGAGTCACGGATACGAAGATGGGCGACGAGGGCGTCGCGATCCACGCGGTCTGGGAATCCGGCGCGATGGACTTTGGCGCGGGGTATCTGCGGAAGTACGCGGCGATGCTCTGGGTCGGCCTGAAGCCGGAGAGCGGCACGAGCGTGGACGTGTGCGTGGAGACCGACAGAAAGAACACCTTCCGGGAGAAGGTGATCAGCTCGGAGAAGGCGAAGATCCACGGACAGCCCTTCATGGTCAAGACCAAGCTTAAGGCAAAGAAGTTCGTGTACTACCGGCTCATCCTGAGCGTGGACACGAAGATGCCGCCGGTGACGGTGACAGATATACAGATTCGGGTGAGACAGACCGGATACGCCAAATAACGGAGGCGAGAGACAATGGCAGGATTACAGGAGACATTCGCAAAGAGGCAGAACGAGTCGGCGGGGAAGATCAATGATCTGTACGACAAGCAGAACCAGGTGCAGGCCCAGAACCTGAAGACGGAGTTTGACAGAAACCTCTCGGACAAGCAGGCGGCAGCGGGGCAGATTTCCCCGCAGTACCAGACGCAGGCGAACAGCCTTGCGGCAAACTACGAGCAGCAGAGACGCAACGCAAACCTCGGTGCGCTGCAGTCGGGGCTTGGCAGCGGCACGGCACAGCAGCAGCAGAACGCACTGGCAAACCGGTTCACGGGGAACTATGCGGCGCTGAGAGGGGAAGAGGCCGGGAAGATCAACGAGGCCAATCAGGACATCGCAAATCTGAGGACGGCGTACAACAACGCGCTGGTCGCAGGCAGGGCGGACACGGACGCCAAGCGGGATCAGGCACTCATCCAGAACTTCAACCAGAACCAGAACTGGTACGACGCGCAGGCGGCAAACCTCGCGCAGTACGGGGACTTCGACGCGTACAGGCGGCTCTACGGCGAGGCACAGGCGAACAACATGCGGAACGCCTGGATCAGCTCGAACCCGGATGTGGCATACCGAAGCGGCATGATCAGCAAGGAAGACTACAGGAAGCTCACGGGGAAAGACCCGCAGTACCAGAGCATTTACAGCTGAGGTGTTGATAGATGGCGACAGTAACAGCAGATCAGATGAAAAAGCAGACCGGCGACACCAACCAGTTCAAGCAGGCCTTTGAGCAGCGGCAGGCGGAGAGCCAGGGGAACATCAACAAGACGATGGGCCGGTCCTTTGACACGCAGCAGCAGGGCCTGCAGACCGCGCTCGGGCAGAACCAGGCGGCACAGACGGAGGCGACGCAGGCAGGGCAGAAGCAGTTCGACTTTGGCAAGCAGGATCTCGGCGTGCAGGCGGACAGAGCACAGCGTGGCGTGGACAGCTTCGCGGACGTCCGGGGCCTGAACCGGCAGGAGGGATCACAGCAGGCGCTCTCCATCGGCAGGGCGAGGGCCACGGCGGCAGGGCA